GACCTACCACCATCTATGCTCGTCTCATTCAGCACCTGTTAGATGAGGTTCCTATCCTAGGCATGGCACACATCACAGGTGGAGGACTGCCTGAGAACCTCCCACGATGCCTTCCAACAGGTCTTAGTGTCGATGTGAACTATGATGCTTGGGAGAGACCAGAACTCTTTAATAAGATCCAGGAAGCAGGAGACATTGCTGAGGAAGAGATGAGAAATGTATTCAACCTTGGTATTGGATTTTGTTTAGTTGTGCCACCAGACGTAGCAGCATTGACCCAAACTTTGATTGCTGATACTCCATTTGGTATGAGGTCTTGGATTATTGGAGAGGTTCACTAATCAAAATAAATAGAGGAGTTAAGACTCCTCTTTTTTAATGGCGTATTATTATCCTGAAGGATATTTTGGACCTATTTGTGATGCTCCAGCAACCGCTGAAGACATTGCATTTAGAAATAGGTTGTCACCTGTTGAACTCGAAATACGCACCGATGAAAGAGTTTATGTCTATCCTAATGATGGGGACATTGGAGAACCTTGGTGGGAGGAATTAGAGCAGACGTTAGGTTTTATTCCTACAGCATTAAAATCTATTAGGTGTAAGCAAGCACCCGATGGTACTTACTACGACTGTATCTATCAGTATATAACCGACGAGTTTACTCCAGAACAACCCCAAACTCCTAATGAACTTATTGGACTTAGGGACAACTTTATATTTCCTGACTTTACCCCACAATCTTGCTCTCCATTTGATCCAGACATTAATATTTTACCCAAAAAAGTTTTCCTTGCTGATGGAACAGAGGTACTAAGATACAAGAGAGAAAAATCTTCACCAGTTACCTTTGATGTTTCTGCTGGGTCTAGATATGTTGTTCTAGATGCAGGACTAAATGTTCAATTTGATAGTACAGGAACATCATTAATAGCTACTGGTAGTGGCAGTGCTAATACAGTGCTCAGATTAAAATGGAATGATGATCCTAGTAGTGCTGGAACTGCTGTAGATACTATTACAATTGTTGATAGTAATAATGTCAGTACTACTTGGACTCAATCTGGGGAAAAGGGAGAACAGACTGAGATAATTGGATTGTCAGCAGGAACTTATAACTTGACTTTTACTGGGTTGCACCCTGCAAATAACCCAATCAATGTTAAGGATGGTATTAAACTAAAGTTAAAGGATGGTGATTCTGATGATACGAACTGCTCGTTCGAGATTATGGATGCCACTAACCAAGAGTTTGGATATGAGGAATATCAGTGGAATGAAGACGGAAGAAAATATGGTGTTTGGGTAAACCCTGCAGTCTGTACACTACCTGCGATTACACAAGAGGTAACATATTCAATCGATATTGAAGAGGATGGTGTCTATGGATTTAGTTTTGGTACTGACAATAGAGGAACTCTTGTACTGAATGAGTCTGATATTTTATTCAATGATATTGGGGCAGGAATTTTTGATACATGGGCAACTGTTGCACAAAGTACACCTCATACAACGACTAGAACTTTGCAGAGAGGAACAATCTTATTGACAGTTTCCTGTCTTAATGTACCAAACGAAGTTGATGCTGATGGTAACCCTACTGGAGCATCGTACAGGTGGTCCGATAATCCTGGAGGATGGTTCATCAAGATCTGTAAAGGTGGTGCATGTGTATCAAATAATGCTATTGCTGATTGGTTTCCCTCAGGACCAACACCTGCTTGGTCTACTTTTATGAATACGTATGCAGTATTCCCCTCAGTTTCAGACACACTGGTTGGTATACCTCAAACTGCAATCTGGAATATCAATGTTCCAGATACAGATGACTATATTTTAAAATATTCTGCCGATAATACTGCTACTCTTAAATTAGATGGGAGTACCATAGGGACTCATGCTGGTTTTAATAGTAGTACAACTACTACATTGACTGGTTTAACTGTTGGTGCTCATACTATCGAAGCAACAGTTACCAATGCTGCACAACCTGCAAACGTTACTAATAATTGGGCGAAAAATCCTGCTGGTGTTGCATGGACTATTACTAGACCTGCATCATCAACTCAGGAAGTAGTTACGACTACCAATATTGTTCCCAATGATATTGACGCAGAGTTTAATAGTGATGGAGATATCGTAGTTACAGGAGTTGGTGGTGGTTTTATACAATTAATCTTTGAGTGGGATGACGATCCAAGTAGGTATGGAACAGCATTGGGACAGATAAACATCGCAGGTAAAACTTTTACTCAGATTACGGGTAAGGAGAGGGGTTCAGATGCTTATCAGTTTGAAGCTACGGCAGGTACGACGTATCCAATAACGATATCCAACAATCCAAATGGATTTAGACGGAAAGATGATAACCATCGGTTATGCTTTATGGATGCCGATGATGATGACTGTAATGCCAAACTAACAATATCAGGAATCGCAGTGTATAAAGCAGGGGTATCTTCAACAACATCTGAGAATGTTACTACCGTAGTTGATGAAAGTGTTATTGCTTCTTCTCTGGATTTATCTACTGCACTTGACAGTTCAAACATAGTATGGCATACTAGGATGGCGTCTGGATATGAGTACTATCTAATCTAATGGACTTACCCAAAATTAAAAATGAAGATCTCCCTGACAAACTTAAAGAATTGTTAGGAGATTCTGACGCAGTGTTTGATTCTCTGATGGATCCAACAGATGTTGTTAACATTGGCGTGAACCTAGAGGAGTACGATATTCAACGCAAAGAAACTGCTCTTAAGTTGATTGAAGCACGCAAAAAATTACAAGAACTTCGTAAACTTGAGAGACTTAATAAAAAGGACAGTATTTAATCTGTATAAATACTCACTGTTACACACAGTAACAATCAGCACACTTGCCAAAACAGGCACAGTGTGTTATACTTAATCCAACGAGAGCAAGTCGAGCTCTCTTTCATCCGTGGGATACTCCACGAGATATACTTAAAGGTAAATTTTCAATGATCAAAACTGTATTCGCAGCAACTGCTGCTCTGTTCGCATCCGCTGGTGCTGCATTCGCTGGTCCCTATGTTAACGTAGAAGCCAACTCAGGTTTCACTGGTTCTTCGTACAACGGAACTGCCACAGACCTTCACGTAGGTTACGAAGGCGCTCTGGGTGAGAACGCATCGTACTATGTCCAGGGCGGTGCTACTGTAGTCTCCCCTGACGGTGGCGAGAGCGACACTGTTCCTTCTGGTAAGGCAGGTCTTGGTATCGGTTTGACCGATGCTCTGGGCGCATACGGCGAAGTCTCCTTCGTTGGTAGCGGCGACAGCAATGTCGATCGCGGTTACGGAACGAAGTTGGGTCTGAAGTATTCCTTCTGATTCACTAAATAATGTGGAGACCTTTCGTGCGGTCTCTACAAAAGTCGGAACAACCCATGGGACTCTTAGGAGTCCCTTTTTTATTCTAGAGGTACTATGAATTTTCAAGTTTATACAAGAACTGGTTGCCCATACTGCACAAAAGTAAAGCAAGTTCTTGAAGGTAAGGGGTATTCATACACTGAAAAGCAATTGAATAGAGACTTTAATCGTGAAGATTTCTATAAGCAGTTTGGTGTTGGTAGTACTTTTCCACAGGTAGTTAAAGATACTGTCAACCTGGGAGGATGTACAGAAACTGTGCGTTATATGAGAGAAAACAATATGCTATAGTGTCTAAATATTTTTGAAGTTAAAACATAGGAGGAGTTGGTTCCATATTATTGCACACGAATTAAAACGGAGAGGGAACCATGTTAGTTGCGCTAGTAGTATTAGTAACCCTTGGAGCATTTATCTTAGGAATTACAGTTTCTTGGTTAGCAAAAGGGTATGTAGAGGACTTCATCGAGAATGCAGCATATGCAAAATCAGTAACACATCCAGAAATGTTTGATGCTGATGGCAATATGATACAAGATGACCTCATCTATGTCAGACCAGACATTCAATACTGGACTGATTTAGAAAATGATGAAGATGATGAATGAATTAAGGAGTTAATTATGGCTACACGATCGATTGATAACAGCAACTCTAGGTTGCTCATTACTGAGGTCTTGCGAAAGGTCTCTAATGCAAAAACAAAAGGTGAAAAAGTGAATCTCCTTCAACGTTATAACAGTGTTGCACTTCGTCAACTGTTGATTATCAACTTTGATGATAGTCTCACTTGTTTGTTACCTGAAGGAGATGTTCCGTACACACCAAACGATGCACCAGTTGGCACAGATCATTCTCGCTTGGAGCAAGAGTATCGTGGTCTGTATCGCTTCTTCAAAGGTGGTGCAGACAATCTGACCTCCATGAAGAGAGAAACACTGTTTGTTCAATTGCTAGAAGGTCTTTCTGAGGAAGAAGCAGAACTTCTTGTACTGTGTAAAGATGGTCGTATGAATGACAAGTACAAAAGGATTACCAAAGCAGTTGTATCTGAAGCATTCCCAAAAATTGAATGGGGAAAGAGAGGTTGAACGTTATTCACAAGGAATGTGACCCATCTCTTGCACAAGATCGGTCACTTCCATATACCTCATTCATAATTGAGTACTGTCAAGACGGTATCACCAAGTTCGATATCGTTTCTTCTAGTAAACAAGTAGAAATTTTTGATCATTATTGGGACTTATATAAAAAAGACCTAATTAATATGACAGCAACCGAAGGTAGAGTTAATCCCAGAACATGGCAAGATCCGAATCAAAAGCAGAAAAAGAAAAGCAAATGACGATTTACTTTGATAAACGTGCATTTCAACAGAAAGAAGAAGAGATCCAACTGAGTGAAGAAGAAGCAGAGATTAAAAAGCAAAGAGAAGAGGGAGCAGCTGCTATTGTTGCCGTCTTCAGTTTCTTTGGCAAACCTCTGATTATTATGCTACTATGGAACTGGTTGCTGCCAGGTATCTTCGGTCTTGCGACTATTGGATACCTGAAATCTCTAGGTTTATTTGTCCTCGCTCGTATTATTATTGATAAAGAATGACTAAAGTATGTTTGATCTCTGTCACTCCTGATGCAGAGAAGACGATTGGATACATCGCTCGTGTGAGCAATCCTGCTAACCAGGAGAATCCTAAAATTTCTGGACTGCTTAAGTATTGTATCAAGCATGGACACTGGTCTGTGTTTGAGCAAGCGTCTATGACTCTTGAGATTCACACGACTCGTGCAATCGCAGCTCAAGTTTTACGTCATAGGAGTTTCACATTCCAAGAATTTTCACAACGATATGCTGATTCTTCCTTACTCTCGGAGAAGATCCCTCTCCCAGAACTCAGGCGACAAGACACCAAGAATCGTCAGAACTCTATTGACGATGTTGATCCGTTTACCAAACAGAAGTATGAGATCTTGATGCAGCATCACTTCAAAGAGTCGATGAATTTGTATCAAGATATGCTTGAGTCTGGTATTGCAAAGGAGTGTGCACGTAATGTGCTTCCTTTATGCGTAGGGACAAAAATGTACATGTCGGGAAATCTCAGAAATTGGATTCATTACATCCAACTGCGTTCCTCCAACGGCACCCAGAAGGAGCACATGGACATTGCAGAACTTGCGAAGCAGCATTTCATCTGTCAGTTCCCAGTCATCTCTGAGGCGCTTGAGTGGTGTCCTGAGGGTGATTGCGGATGCCCTCAACATCTTGACGAGTGCAACTGCATTCAACCTGCTCTGAGGATCGACTGATGTATGAAGAACTAAATTCATTTGAGGAAGCACTCAAACATTTTGGCACTAGAGTTGAGTACACTATTGCTATGGAGATGTCAAGGAGAATTACTCCTGAGGATGCCTACCAAATGATCAAGGACGAACTCAAAGAAGTTAAAAAGTGTCGTAAACTATTCAACAAGGAACAAGCATAATGCCTTTATATAATGTAATAAATAAGGTCACGGGTGAAAAACAAGAATTTCGCAAGACCGTTGCCGATTATGAACAGTGGCGTGTAGATAATCCTGATTGGGATAAAGATTGGCACGCTGGTGTTGCAGGTACGACTTACGGTAAACCCAAACAATCCGATGGATTCAAGGAAGTAATGTCGAAAGTCCAAGCAGCACACCCTAAATCAAACCTCAGTAGATTTACTTGATATGGCAAGAGCAAGAAAGAGAAACACTACGAGCAATCCTGTTCCTTCTAACATGAGTGCAAAGCAGATTAAGAGAAAGAAACCTCTTGATAAGAGTTACATGGTTCCTATTAAACCATTGACTCCTAATCAGGAGACTGTCTTTGAGCAGTACAATGAAGGGCAACACATGCTGTTGCATGGTGCTGCAGGTACAGGTAAGACGTTTATTACACTCTATCTTGCTCTACAAGAGGTGCTTGACGAATACACTCCTTATGATAAGATATACATTGTAAGGTCTCTTGTACCTACAAGAGAGATTGGTTTCCTTCCTGGGGATCATGAAGATAAGTCTGCTTTATATCAGATTCCATACAAGAACATGGTAAAATATATGTTCAGTATGCCTGACGACAATTCGTTTGAAATGCTTTATGACAACCTCCGAGCGCAAGAGACTATTTCATTTTGGTCTACTTCTTTTATCCGTGGAGTTACTCTTGACAATGCCATTGTTATTGTCGATGAGTTCTCGAATCTCAACTTTCATGAATTAGATTCTATGATTACTCGCATCGGTGAGGACTCTAAGATCATGTTCTGTGGTGACATTACTCAATCTGATTTGGTTAAGAGTAATGAAAAGAACGGAGTATCGGATTTCATTAACATCCTTCAACAGATGCGTGAGTTTACTTGCGTTGAGTTTGGTATCGATGATATTGTTCGCTCAGGTTTAGTTAAATCTTATCTACTTACAAAATACAATCTTGGTTTCTGATGTTTAATTTTATTGATGTTGCCCTCAACGAACACGTTGAGGTTCAAGCTGTGAATGATGATGGAGTCAGATACTATCCTATCCCTGGTGCAGATAAATATTATCCGAGTGTAACTTCAATCACATCGTATAAGAGCGCAGACTTTTTTAAAAAATGGCGCAAGAAAATTGGTGAAACTGAAGCGAATCGTATTACTGCTAGAGCAACACAGAGAGGCACTGCCTTTCATAGCATCACCGAAGATTATATCAAAGGTGTATTAGATTTGGAACAATACATGACAAATAACCCATTGTCTGTTAGAATGTTTCAGTCAGCAAAATCTACGCTAGATCGCATAGACAATATTCATTGTCTAGAAACATTCTTGTATTCGCATTACCTAGGTTTAGCGGGTCGGGTAGATTGTATCGCTGAATTCGATGGTGAGTTGGCAGTAATCGATTTTAAAACTTCAACTAAAGAAAAAAAGGAATCATACATCGAGAACTATTTTGTTCAAGAGACTGCATATGCAGCAATGTTCCTGGAAAGATCTGGTTTAGAGGTAAAGAAAATTGTCACAATTATCGCCACCGAAGAAGGAACTATTCAAGTGTTTGAGAAGTACAATCTTGATGACTATTTACAATTACTCAAGTCCTACATTGAAGAATTTGTTAGGGGAAGAACTTATGCCTAAAGACCAAGGAGACGATAAGTTTCTTACTCCCATCAAATTCTCTCAAGAGATTGAGAGGTTAGTTAAAAGGAGTGATGGTTTGATTTCATACATTGAGGCAGTAGTAACTTACTGCCAAGAGAATGAGATTGAAATAGAAACTGTCCCTAAGTTGATGTCTAAACCCCTCAAAGAACGTCTGCGACATGAAGCAGAGCGTTTAAACTACATGAAGAAAAGATCAAAAGGAGTATTGCCACTGTGACTGGATTTGAAGTGTATCAAATGTATCTTGCATTAAAAATGCACTTCACCAAAGACTCTTATGATTTTGTAAAGTATAAAGGCAAAGTATCTGCCTCTGAAAAATCATTTGAAGAACGTCGCGACCGCTATTTCTTTAAAAAACTAGCGACAAAGTATGAAGGGAGTAAAATCCTAGACTACTTTGTCGCTAATTTTATGGATAATCCTAAGGGATATATCAGATCATTTAATGACGGTAACTACGAAAGGTGGAGAATTAATCAAGAGTCTTTCTCGTATAAATTTAAACAGGATGTACATCTTCTATTAACATATTTTGAATCCCCGTATCAAGATAAGTTTGACAAGATCTTTGAACTAAAAGAAGGTAGTCACCCTCCACTCCTTAAACATTATCTTTCGGGAGAGATAACGTTAGAAACACTCGTTGTATTTGAAACTTGCCTAGGATATGTCAAAGCATTTGACAAGAAACTAAAAGATCCTATTTGGAAAGAGACTCGTAGAAGAGTACTGAAGTATCAACCATTTATAAAAGTTGATTGCAGCAAATACAGGGAAGAAATATTGACAGTAATAAGAACAAAGTTATGAGTTTTTTTAAATCGGAACAAGTACAAACAAATTTACAAGACATCTTTGAAACTTATCAGGAAGTCGCATCAATGACTTCCCAACTAGGAAAGATGGATAGAGAAGAGCGATTAGAGCACATTCAAGACTGTAAGGTTCTTATCGACAAACAAAAGACTTTCTATGGTCGATTGTGTCTTGCTTCATCAGAAGATCCTGAGGCAGCAGACATGAGGACTAGGATTAATGCACTCTCTCAAGCGTTTGGGTATCGCGACCTTGGAGAATGCATGGATGCCATGTTCGAGACACTTGAACAAGCGGCACAGAGGGAAGTTGACACCTGATACATAGTATGCTACGATAACCCAGTAGCAAACAATCCAACTACACACAACAAATACGGAGAATACTAAATGTCTTTCGCAAGTCTCAAGAAGTCGTCAAGCAAGGGAGATACCTTTGCCAAACTGACAAAGGAGATTGAAAAACTGAATCAGCCTGCTGCTGGTTCATCTGCTGACGAGCGTTTCTGGAAACCAGAGATGGATAAGTCTGGCAATGGTTATGCTGTTATCCGATTCCTGCCTGCTCCTGATGGAGAAGAGATGCCTTGGGCAAAGGTCTGGAGTCACGCATTCAAAGGTCCTGGTGGACAATGGTACATCGAGAACTCCCTCACCACTCTTGGTAAGGATGATCCTGTCGGTGAAATGAATCGCGAACTGTGGAACAGTGGTCGTGATAGCGATAAAGAGATCGCTCGTGCTCAGAAACGTAAACTCTCTTACTACTCCAACATCTATGTTGTGAGTGATCCTGCTCATCCTGAGAACGAAGGTCGTGTCTTCCTTTATCGTTTTGGTAAGAAGATCTTTGACAAACTGACTGAGGCAATGCAACCTGCATTCGTCGATGAGTCACCTATCGATCCTTTCAACTTCTGGAAAGGTGCTGACTTCAAACTGAAGATCCGTAAGGTCGAAGGTTACTGGAACTATGACAAGTCTGAGTTTGCTTCACCTAGCACTCTCTGTAACTTTGATGATGACAAACTGGAAAGTATCTGGAATGAAGGATACTCTCTTGCCGAGTTTGAAGATGCTAAGAACTTCAAGTCCTATGAGCAACTACAAGCACGTTTGAGACTGGTTCTCGGTAAGACTTCGACTGCATCTGCTCCCACTATTCGTGAGGATGAAGAGGAAGTGTTTGCTAAACCTCAACCAGTAGAAAACTGGGGTGAAGAAGTTGCAGACTTCCGTCAAAAAGCAGTCGCAGCATCTCCTGTAGAGGATGAAGATGATACTCTGTCTTACTTCGCTAAACTTGCTGAGGAAGACTGATGAAAGTTGCTATACTTTCTGCTTTGATGCTCATTGCTAGTGCTTCACCTGCACTAGCGCATCATGAAAGCATTGGTGATAGATCTAATCGGAGAGCATATCGTGATGTGTATATCGAAAAGCATTACTATCACCCTCCGAGGCATCGCCACTATCATTGGCATGGAGATGGTTCGTATCATTACCATCCTCATAGAAAGCATGGCAATCATCATAGGGGACACCATGAGCATAGGTATCACCGACACCCAAGGGTTCCCTTCCTAAACATTGAGATCCATTGACCAAAACGAAAACCGACCTTTGATTCCCTGAAACGGCGGAAAAAATCCCCGCCAATTTTTGGGTTTCTAGGGTTTTCTGAACTGTTGCTCTAGTAAAATACGCATTAGACTATTTCTAAGCATTATTAGTGCTTCCTGTTCATAAGCGTCACCGCCAGGCCATTTCTCAAGATAAAAACAGACGGACTTGTATGTTAAGTACAGTCCGTCTTTTGACATTTCTATGGGTATTAAATCTTCTGGATTAATATCCTCCACCGTAATATCCTCCACCAGAAGAACCAGAACTGCTAGAACCGCTGGATCCGCTAGAACTAGAAGAACTCGAACTACTGCTAGAAGAACTAGAACTTGAACTACTGCTAGAAGATGAAGTAGAACTACTGGAAGGAGATGACGTAGTTGTTGTTGCAGTTGTTGATGCTACTGATGCTGATGTAGAACTTACTACACCTACTGATGCATTACTAGGACCATTGTCAAATGAAGTTACAACATCACTAACTGCTGTACGACTTCCACTACCAGTAACGCTAGTATCATTATTAATAAATCTAGATGACATACTTAGAGGGGTTTTCTTATTTCCAAATTTATCAACTTCAGCATGTAGTTCATACTCAAGGAGTTCCTGCATCTCTTCTTGCATGATATCAACCATAATTCCATTAGGAAGTCCAATCAATCTTTTTTGTTCGTTCAGGTAATTTTCATACTCATAGTTTGATACGGGATATCTAGACTCTTCTTCAGTTTTGATTGAACCATCGGGCATAGTAGCTCTAAAACCAGCATTCACGTCAATACCCTTTTTAATGTAAACGATATCTTCGTACATAATTTCATTTGTTTCATAATGATGAATAGAATCAGGATCTGAATATGCGTCTGATACAAATTTCTGCAGATTTACTTCAGATTTTGGCCACTGACTATAGAAATCTGTAATATTATTAGAGAGAAGGATAACCCAATCTAAGAAAGGATCTCCATATAGACTATTTGCAAGAAATGAAGGGGTTTCTCCATCTCGAATAGAATACGCTTCAAAGGATGTGACATATCGATCTAAGTCATCTCTTGCTTTAACTCTACGGAATATGTTTTTTGTGAGACGATATTTGAATGCCTCGTTAGAGGTTACGCCTTCACCAACATATACATTTGGAAAATAGGAAAAATAAGATGCCATGTTAGAATCCTTTGGTGATATCGCCAGCAGTAATAAGTTTAGTTTCTGTAAACTCTAATGTTAGATCTAATGCTGGTACTTGTATTGAGTCACCGTCAATATTTTTGAATGACGTGTATTGACCATCTGGCGTATAATTGACTGTAATATTACTGCAAACTGACGGATGCATTTTAAAGTGCATAAAATCATCGTTATTGGAACTTGACGATCCGTCTGGTTTTAGTCGTATAAATTTAATATTGAAACTATCTGGCACTGTGAAAAATCTAGCACCTGCAGTACCCTTATTAACTAAATCACTTAACTCTTGATTTTTACCTTCAACTTTTTCACCAGTGACTTCGGGTACAGCACCCTGCTTAAAATAGTTAAGAATATCTTTCATTTCCCTTGCTTCTTCTAAACTTCTAGCAAGGAGTTTGAAACTAAAGTTATGCGTTCTAAAATTCATACCAGTGAAGATATTTTCTTTAAATGGATTAAAGATTCTACCTCGTGATAATGCTTGAAGTGAGCTTGCGTCAAGACCTCCTTGTAGTCCTCCTATTTGAGCAAGACCGTTGGCAGTTTCCGCTATTGCCGACGATGCAAACTCTGGCATTCCTGCTTTCGCTGTTTGTCCAATAATTTGGGCAATTTTTTCAGTATCACTACCACTATTGATTGCCTGAACTGCAGCAGCACCGACAACACCAAGATCAATTTGACGATATGCTGGTCGATATGAAGTTTGTAGTCCTTTTGGCATTGCAAGATAGACCCTATCAGGATCTAACCTTCTTTTTGCGGAATTACTAGGTAAACTATATCCTCTAAATCCTTTATCGTCATATTTTATACTTGTTCGCTGAAAACATGCATAGTCAATTGCTTCTGTAGCACCATCAGAAGTGCTAGCAGAACCAGTTGCTTCTGGTGCTTGTAATGGGTATCTAAATATTGCCAACAGTCGGACCTAAATATAGTGTGACCTCTATATATTTATGCGCTATTATAAAGGAAAATACAGACCGTCTTTTCCTGGGAAGTATAAAGGCGATCCTAGTAATGTGATTTATCGCTC